CCTAATTTAAAAATTATTCAAGCAACTCACACAGCAGAACTTGCAATTCGTTTTGGTAGAAAAGCTAAAACATTAATGGATTCAGATGAGTATAAAGAATTATTTACTACAAGATTAAGAGAAGACTCAAAAGCTGCAGGCCGTTGGGAAACTAGTGGAGGCGGTGAATATTTTGCAGTTGGTGTATCGGGTGCTGTAACAGGTCGTGGTGCTGACTTATTAATTATTGACGATCCACATTCAGAGCAAGATGTTAATTCACAAACTGCATTTGATAATGCATATGAATGGTATACATCAGGACCAAGACAACGTCTTCAACCTGGTGGAGCAATTGTGATTGTTATGACAAGATGGTCTACAAAAGATTTAACTGCACAACTTGTAAATGCTGGAGCTAAAGAAGCAAAAGCAGATCAATGGGAAGTTATAGAATTTCCTGCAATCCTTCCAAATGGAAAACCTGTATGGCCTCAATATTGGAAGTTAGAAGAATTAGAAAAAGTTAAAGCATCAGCTGGTATTGCAAAATGGAATGCACAGTATATGCAAAATCCAACTGCAGAAGAAGGTGCATTATTAAAACGTGAATGGTGGAAGAATTGGGATAAAGATTATTTACCTCCATTACAACATGTTATTCAAAGTTATGATACTGCATTTATGAAAAAAGAAACTGCAGACTTTAGTGCAATTACAACTTGGGGAATCTTTCAAGAGAATGAAGGTGATCCTCAACATATAATTTTATTGGATGCATTAAAAGAGAGATTAGAATTTCCAGAACTAAGAAGAGTTGCAAAAGAACAATATGACTATTGGCAACCGGAAACTGTTTTAGTTGAGGCCAAAGCGTCTGGTCTTCCACTAACCTACGAGCTCAGACAGATGGGGATACCAGTCGTTAATTTCTCTCCCTCTAAAGGTAACGATAAACACAGCCGTGTAAATTCTGTAGCCCCACTGTTTGAGTCTGGTATGGTTTGGGCACCTAAGGATAGAGAGTTTGCTCAAGAAGTTATTGAAGAGTGTGCTTCATTTCCATATGGAGATCATGATGATTTAGTTGATAGTACAACACAAGCATTAATGAGATTCAGACAAGGCGGCTTGATTAATCACCCAGAAGACTATATAGATAATGATCTACCTAGAAAAAAACGAACTTATTATTGGTAAATGGTAAAAACAAAATTAACTCGAACTGTACCACCAAAATCAGGACCACAATCTCAGGGCTTGAATGTTGATTATAATACTGTTAAGACTGTAAAATTGGAGAAAATTAATGGCAGACATAGAAAAAGCACTTCCAAACGAAGTTAGAAAATCTATTGAAATAGAAGGACCTGAAACAGCGGTCGAAGAGAATATTGAAATTCAAGAAGCTCAACCAGAAATTGGTGAGACTGAAATTACACAATTAGAAGATGGTGGAGTAGAAATTAATTTTGAACCAGGAGCCTTCAACCAGGCTCAATCAGAAAATCATTACGACAATCTAGCAGAGTTACTACCCGAGGAAATATTGATGCCTCTTGGTTCAGAATTACATCAAAACTATTCAGACTATAAATCTTCAAGAGCAGATTGGGAAAGTGCTTATGTTAAAGGTTTAGATTTATTAGGATTCAAATACGAAGATCGAACAGAACCTTTTCAAGGTGCAGCAGGTGCCACGCACCCTGTTCTAGCAGAAGCGGTTACTCAATTCCAAGCTTTGGCTTATAAAGAATTGCTCCCGGCCCAAGGACCTGTAAGAACTCAAATCATTGGAGCGGTAACTCCTGATAGAGAAGCTCAAGCTCAAAGAGTTAAAGAATTTATGAATTATCAAATCATGGATCAAATGAAAGAATATGAACCTGAGTTTGATCAAATGTTATTTTACTTGCCACTAGCAGGTTCATCATTTAAAAAAGTTTATTACGACGACTTAATGGGACGAGCTGTATCAAAGTTTGTACCCGCAGATGATTTAATCGTTCCGTACTCCGCTACCTCATTAGATGATGCGGAATCGATTATTCATCGATTAAAAATTTCTGAAAATGAATTAAGAAAACAACAAGTCACAGGATTCTATAGAGATATTGAACTCACTCCTGGTTATGAAAACCAAGATGACTTAGATAAAAAAGAACACGAATTAGAAGGAACTAGACAAACTGGAAGACAAGAAGATGTCTTCACATTGTTGGAGTGTCATGTTAACTTAGACCTAGAGGGTTTTGAAGATCGAGGGCCCGATGGGGAAATCACTGGTATTAAATTACCTTACATTGTAACGATTGAATCAAACTCTCGACAAGTATTAAGTATTAGAAGAAACTATGAAGTAGGTGATCCAAAAAGAAAAAAGATTTCTTACTTTGTCCATTTTAAATTTTTACCTGGTCTAGGTTTCTACGGCTTTGGTTTAATCCACATGATTGGTGGATTATCTAGAACTGCAACCTCAGCATTAAGATCTTTATTAGATGCTGGAACTTTATCAAACTTACCTGCTGGATTTAAACAAAGAGGAATCAGAATTAGAGATGATGCGCAATCTATACAACCTGGTGAATTCAGAGATGTAGATGCTCCTGGCGGAAACATAAGAGATGCATTTATGACGCTTCCGTTTAAAGAGCCAAGTGCAACACTTCTTCAACTTATGGGTGTCGTCGTACAGGCTGGTCAGCGCTTCGCATCTATAGCTGACATGCAAGTAGGTGAGGGAAATCAACAAGCTGCAGTGGGAACGACAGTTGCATTGCTTGAACGTGGATCAAGAACCATGAGTGCGATTCACAAAAGATTATATGCTGCTCTTAAAAATGAGTTCAGATTATTATCTAGAGTATTTAAATTATATCTACCTCAAGAATATCCATACGACATTGTGGGTGGTCAAAGAATGATTAAACAAACTGACTTTGATGATCGAGTAGATATTATACCTGTTGCAGATCCAAATATATTTTCTCAAACTCAGAGAATTAGTTTGGCTCAAACTGAATTACAATTAGCACAATCAAATCCACAAATTCATAATTTATACAATGCTTATAGAAATATGTATGAAGCTTTGGGTGTAAAAAATATTGATTTAATTTTAAAGAAACCACCAAGACCTATGCCTAAAGATCCATCATTAGAACATATTGATGCATTAAGTAATATTCCATTCCAGGCATTTAAAGGACAAGATCATAGAGCTCACATTACCGCTCATTTAAATTTCATGGGAACGAATATTGCAAAAAATAATCCTGTAATTAATGCTTCATTACAAAAAAATATTTTTGAACATATTTCTTTAATGGCTTTAGAACAAGTTGAAATGGAATTTGTAAAAGAGATTCAACAAATACAATCTATGCAACAAAATCCAGCTGCAATGCAGAATCCACAAATGCAACAAATGATGATGGATTTAAATATGAGAATAGAATCTAGAAAAGCTGTTCTTGTAGCTGAAATGACAGACGAATATTTACAAGAAGAGAAGAAAATTAATGGTGATTTTGGTAATGATCCTATTGCAAAACTAAAAGCAAGAGAACTTGACATCAGAGCACAAGAAAATGCTAGAAGAAAACAGCAAGATGAAGAGAGAATTAACCTTGATAAGATGAAAGCAATGATGAATCAAATGACTGATCAGCAAAAACTACAACAAAATGAAGATTTAGCTGAATTAAGAGCAGATACATCACTAGAAAAAACTGTTTTATCACATTCTTTGAAGAATATGGGTGATATGTAATGAAAAAATCAGAAAAAAAGATTGCAAAAGTCATGAGAGAGTTCAAAAAAGGTAAATTACCAATTGGAAAATCTAAAAAACCTGTTAAAAGTAGAAAACAAGCAATCGCAATTGCTCTTTCTGAAGCAGGAAAGAGTAAGAAGAGGAGAAAAAATGAAAAAAAATAAAAAAGAGATGAAATCTCAAATGGAAATTGGACATCCACAAGGTGGAAAAGAAATTCCAACTCCAAAAGCTGGTGAAGTTATGTCTGAAAAAGTAAAAGGACAAAAAGTTATGCCAGAAAAAGTTAGAATCGCTAAGTGGTACTAACTTATCATGATACCTTGGGGATTATTAGGTCAGGGTCTTAAAGCAGGACTTGCTATTTACAAAAATAAAAAGCAAGCAGAAGTTGCTATGTCTGAAGCTGCCATCGTGCATGCTGAAAAGATGAAAAGAGGAGAGATTGAGTACTCTGGACAGATTGCTCAAAATCAAAAAAACGACTGGAAGGACGAATTCATACTTTTGACTTTGTCATCACCTTTGTTTTTACTTGCATATTCTGTTTTTGCAGAAGACGAAGAGATTGGTAAAAAATTAGATTTATATTTTGAAAAATTACAGACTATGCCATGGTGGATAATTTCTTTATGGGTGGCTGTAGTTGGCGCTGTGTACGGAATTAAGGCAACAGAATTAAAACAACTAGGAGGAAAAAAATAATGTTAAAACCAGTACCAAAAGAAAAGAAAAAATCTTTAGGTAAACTTCCAACTAAAGTTAGAAACAAAATGGGTTTCTTAAAAAAAGGTGGAAGAGTAACTAAAGCTAAAATGAAAAAGAAAAAGTAATGGCCAAAAAGTCTTATACCGAAATGTTTAGAGAACTTGGTAAGTCAGGAGCTTCAAGTCAAAAATTTAAGGACCTTTATTACAAAATGAAAAATAAAGAACCTGATATTATTGATATTGACATTGACCAAGAATTTTTTGACAAGGTATTAGAAAGATATGGCGAAAAGGACGGAGGTCTGGTAAAGTCAGGCGCACCGAAACTAGCTAAGAAGGGATGGAAATAATGTTAAAAAAAATAAAACAAAAAATATGTGAAGTGGTATGTAAAATTTTTGGTATCACACAATGTTTATGTAATCATGAATGTAATTGTAAAAAGGAATCTAAAAAATAATGAAAAAAGAATGTGCAATTTGTAAAAAAGAATTTGAAGCTACACATGAGCATCAAACGATTTGTAGTGATGAATGTAAACAGGAGGCTTTAGCAAAATTAGACGAAGGGTCTGATGAATGCTTATCGTGTCAATAGATGGCTAAACTTTGTGCAAAAGGAAAAGCAGCAGCTAAAAGAAAATTTAAAGTATATCCAAGTGCATATGCTAATATGTATGCATCTGGAGTTTGCTCTGGTAAAATAACTCCAGGTGGTAAGAGAGATAAAAAAGCTAAAGGTGGAATTGCTAAAGGTTGTGGTAAAGTTATGAACAACCGAAGAAAAGTAACTAAAAAATATTAATATGGCTCAAGGTGGTTTAAGAAAATGGGTTCAAGAAAAATGGGTGGACATAGGAGCTCCAAAGAAGAATGGAAAGTATCAACCATGCGGGAGATCGAAGGGCAGCAAGAGAAAATATCCGAAATGTGTCCCTATTGCCAAAGCTCGCTCCATGAGTGCTTCACAAAAGGCGAGTGCGGTAAGACGAAAGCGCCAAGCGTCGAACACTGGCCCTAAACCAACTAATGTTAAAACTTTTGCAAGAAAAAAAATGAGTATGGGAGGATTAGTATAGTGTCAAAAAAATTAACACCATCTGAAAAATATAAACAACTTAAAAAACATACTGAAAACGCAGGGATGAAAGTTGTAGAAAAAGATGGTAAAATTATTGTTAGAAAAAAGAGGAAAAAATAATGGCAAAAACACCAGCATGGCAAAGAAAAGAAGGTAAGTCTGCTTCAGGTGGATTAAATAAAAAAGGCGTTGCTTCTTATAGAAGAGCAAACCCAGGTTCAAAATTAAAAACTGCTGTTACTACTAAACCATCAAAATTAAAAGCAGGATCTAAAGCAGCTAAAAGAAGAAAATCATTTTGTGCTAGAATGTCTGGAATGAAAAAAAGATTAACTTCAGCTAAAACTGCAAGAGATCCAAATTCAAGAATTAATAAGTCCCTAAGAAAATGGAACTGTTAATATAACAATCAACAAAGGAAAGCCATGGAAGATATAACTGTAATCATAACTAAAATACAGAAAATGTTAAAACAATCTTATCAAAATATTGGAGATACACTCATAGCGGGAGGTGTTGACAATATGGAAAAATACAAGTATATGTTAGGTCAGGCACATGCCTACCAATATATTTCACAGGAAATCTCTAACCTGCTAACTAAGAAGGAGCAAAAAGATGTTAAAGGAGAAAACGTCGTCGACCTCAGGGGAAAACCCAAAGGAGACACCAAAGATTAAATTAGCTTTGGAAGAAAAATACGAAAAAGAAGATCAAAAAGAATACGAAGACCACCAATCATTAGCTAAAAAAGAATCTGCTAAACTTCCTCAACCAACAGGTTGGAGAATGTTAGTTTTACCTTTTAAAGCAAAACCAAAAACTAAAGGTGGTATTTATTTATCAGATGAATCTATTGAACGATCACAAGTTGCATCGACTTGTGGTTTAATACTTGCAATGGGACCACATTGTTATGACAAGGAAAAATTTCCTGAAGGTCCTTGGTGCAAGGTTGGGGATTGGGTGATCTTTGCACGATATGCAGGAAGCCGAATTCTTATTGATGGCGGGGAGGTTAGACTTCTAAATGACGATGAAGTATTAGCCACTGTGAAAGACCCGGAAGATATCTTTCACCAATTTTAAATCATAGGAGGATACTATGCCAGATATGGAAAAGACCGTTGATATCGATACTTCAGGTCCAGGTGCCGAGATTGAATTACCGGAAGAAAAGAAACCTGAATCAGAAGTGGAGGTAGCCAATGCTGAAAACAATACTGAGTCCAATGACTCAACTACGGAATCTAGCGAGCAGTCTAATGTTCAAGCTAGTGAAGAAACAAGTAACACGGACCAAGAACCAAAGAAAGAAGATGAAGCTGTAGATCAGCAGAAGAAAGAATTAGATGATTACTCTGAAGGAGTTAAAAGAAGAATTGCAAAGTTAACTAAAAAAATGCGTGAAGCAGAAAGAAGAGAAGCTGCTGCTTTAGAATACGCAAAAAAAGTTCAGACGGAGCAAGAATCTTTAAAGTCAAGATTTTCTAAATTAGATACAGGTTATGTATCTGAAATGGAAAATAGGATTAAATCATCTATGGAAGCTGCTGCATCTCGACTAGCGAAAGCTAGAGAAGATGGAGATTTGAAAGCTGAAATAGCTGCTCAAACTGAAATCTCAAAATTAGGTTATGAAGAAGCAAGACTTGCTGAAATCAAATCTAGACAAACTGAACCTAAAGCTGAAGAAAAAGTTGTAAGACAACCTGAAATTCAGCCTCAAGTTCAAGAACAACCGATTAATCCAGATCCAAAAGCACAGAAATGGGCCCAGGAAAATAGCTGGTTTGGTCAAGACGAGGCCATGACTTATACCGCATTCGGCTTACATAAGAAGCTTGTCGAAGAGGAAGGTTATGACCCACAAACGGACGAGTATTATTCTGAAATTAATAAAAGAATAAGACTTGAATTCCCGCATAAATTTGGTAAAGTTGAGCAACAAACGACTGCGAAGCCTACGCAAGTAGTAGCTTCAGCTTCTAGAAATAGTAAGCCTGGTCGCAAAACTGTGAAACTCACGCCTTCACAAGTAGCAATCGCTAAAAAATTAGGTGTGCCACTTGAAGAATATGCGAAACAATTAAATATCACGAAGGAGTAAATGCATATGGAAAATAATAATGAAAAAAGAGCTTCTCGTGCGAGTCAGACTAGAGAAAAAGAATCTCGAAAAAAAGTCTGGACTCCACCGTCATCTTTAGATGCACCCCCTGCGCCGGCAGGATTTCGACATAGATGGGTAAGGGCTGAATCTATGGGTTTCCAGGACACGAAGAACGTCGCTGGAAGATTAAGATCAGGTTATGAATTAGTCAGATCTGATGAATACCCAGACAGTGATTATCCAGTGATCGAAGACGGCAAATATAAGGGAGTGATCGGAGTTGGTGGCCTTGTGCTGACAAGGGTACCGGAAGAGATCGCAAAATCTAGAGCTCAATACTATGCACAGCAGGGTATAGAGCAAGATCAAGCAGTCGAAAACGATTTACTGAAGGAACAGCACCCAAGTATGCCGATCAATCAAGATAGGCAGACTCGTGTAACTTTTGGTGGTACAAAGAAAAGTTAATTTTTTAACGATTCCTAACCCCAAACTTAAACTAACAATTGTCTAAGGAGGACAACTAATATGGCAAATAAAAATGCACCATTTGGTTTAAAACCAATTGGAAAAGTTGGACAGAATAGAGACAACGGTGGTTTAAGTGAATACAGTATTGCTGCTAATGACAGTACTACTATCTACTTCCAAGACCCAGTTAAAGCAACTGCGGCAGGAACAATTGATAGAGGTGCTGCTGGCGGAAATATTTTAGGTTCCTTAAACGGCGTATTCTATACTGATCCTAATACACAAAAGCCGACATGGGCTAACCACTATTCGCAAGTTAACGCTGCGGATATTGTTGCGTTCGTGTCAGACGATCCATATGAAAGATTTGAGATCCAAACAAACATATCAAGTGCTTCTGCACAAGCTGATGTGTTTAATAATGCGGATATCACTTTATCATCTGGTGACTCAGCAAACTATGTTTCTAACGCGATGTTGAATGATGCTACTTTAAGCACCAACTCAGCACAGTTAAAAATCATAGGTGTATCAAAAGATCCGGAAAACAACGAAGTCGGTTCAGGTTATGTGAACTGGGTTGTTACGATCAATGAACACAACTTGAAAACAACAACAGGCGTATAATAGGAGGATATAAATATGGCTATTTCAAGATCACAGCTAGTTAAAGAACTAGAGCCAGGTTTAAATGCACTATTTGGCCTGGAATACAAAAGATACGAAAACCAACACGAAGAAATCTACACAAAAGAATCTTCGGACAGAGCTTTTGAAGAAGAAGTAATGTTATCAGGTTTCGGTCAAGCACAAGTTAAACCTGAGGGTTCTGGTATTACTTTTGACAATGCTCAAGAGACTTTTACTGCTAGATACACTCACGAGACTGTTGCTTTAGGCTTCACAATTACTGAAGAAGCGATCGAAGATAACCTGTATGACAGATTAGCTTCTAGATACACAAAAGCGTTGGCTCGTTCAATGGCAAACACTAAGCAAGTAAAAGCAGTTAACCCACTAATCCAAGGTTTACCAACAACTGATGGATTTGATTCAGGTGACGGTGTTTCTTTATTTAACACTGCACACCCAACAATCGCGGGTACTGTTTCGAACACTTTAGCAACTCAAGCTGACTTAAACGAAACTTCATTAGAACAAGCAATGATTGATATCGCTGCTTTCACTGATGAGAGAGGTTTAAAAATTGCTGCTAAAGGAATGAAAATGATTATTCCTTCTGAGCTTCAATTTACAGCTGAAAGACTTATGAAGTCTGCTCAAAGAGTTGGAACTGCTGATAATGATATCAATGCATTAAGATCTATGGGAATGTTACCACAAGGTTTCGTGGTTAACAATTTCTTAACTGATACTGATGCGTTCTACATCATTACAGACGTGCCAAATGGAATGAAGTACTTTGAAAGAGCACCTATCACTACTAAGATGGAAGGTGACTTTGACACAGGAAACATGAGATACAAAGCTAGAGAAAGATACTCTTTTGGTGTATCTGACTTTAGAGGTATCTTTGCTTCTGAAGGTGCTTAATTCTTAAGCATTATTTTTATTAAAGGGGGGTTTCGGCCCCCCTTTTTTTATGATAGAAAGAAAAAACCATGACACATAAATATAAAACACAAATCTTCACAAAATATCTTCAAACTAAATTTGAAATTGAAGTCAATAAAGAGATAAATACCATTGAAGAGCTACATCCCCATATCATTGACTTTCTAGGAAAATCTGATATCAATTGGGAAAAAAATGATTTGCAATACAACAGTAGTGTAAATGATTTTTATATAACCTATGAGGAGGTTTATAATGGCTCAGGACAACATGGTGCTGTTCGCAAAGAAACTCAAACTCGAGTCTAGATGGAACGAGTTGTTTCTTGAAAATAAGGGACAGATTACACCAGAAATGTCTGCTCTAGGTGATCAAATTAAAAATGTAATTAGATCAATTATTAGAGCACAAGAGACAGAAGTCCAGACCAATCCTAAAGATGGTGAAATTCATCTTTACGCTGGTTAATTAAGGACTTTACATTGTTGGAAAACACACTTTTCCTGTAGGGATTTCTTGCACTCTTCAATAATTTCATATATAAATTAACTACTATACATAAATTATTCTGCATAGACGCGTATAGTCGACGGCCTAGAGACTATGTAGAAATAACTAGGAGGATAATACTATGGCAAATACTACATTTACAGGACCAGTCGTATCCCTTAATGGGTTTATCGGTGGTGCTAATGAAAATGCACAAGACACAGCACAAGGTGGAAAAATATCTTGGACTGTATCTAACGCATCAACTGTTCAAATTGCAACAGGAACTAGAGCTGGTGAAGAATTATCAGCTGTAGGTAATGATGGTGTTATGATTTACGTTTCAAACGGATTTTCTAACGCTGCTACTTATGCATTTTCTGATGGAACTACTTGGAAAAGAGTTCAAGATGGTGCAGACATTGCAACTGGTGCATAATTAATTATGGAGCTCCGTGAGGGGCTCCTAAAACTTAGGAGTTTAAAACATGTCTTTTAAATCAGATGTTAAAGCAATAAGAAGAAATACAACTGGTGTTGTATTTGCAGGAAGAACTAGACTAAGAGGAATTATCTTAGGTGCTCCAAATGCTACTACAGCAGGTTCTGTTGTATTAGTAAATGGTGGTACAACTACAACTTACTTCCAAGCAGATGCTCCAGCAGGTGATGTTTTTGCATTTAACATTCCAGAAGATGGAGTGTTATTTGAAAACGGAATGAGTATTTCTACATTAACAGGAACAGCAACTGTATTGTTAGATAAGTAGGAGGCTAAATGGCTAACACTACTTCAGGTACATATGTCTTTGATAAGAATTTTCAGATCGATGAGATCATAGAAGAAGCTTATGAAAGAATTGGGTTGCAACCCAACGCCGGTTATGATATTAAAACTGCGCGACGATCCTTAAATATTCTATTTCAAGAATGGGCAAACCGAGGTTTGCATTATTGGGAAGTTGCAAACAATTCAATTACTTTAGTAGATGGTCAAGCAACTTATACAATGTTTCGTTCACCTGGTGACGGAACTTCGGACGCCACTAGCATATATGGCGTTGATGATATATTGGAGTGCTCTTATAGGAATGCATCTTCAATAGATACACCTTTAACAAAAATTAATAGATCAGCTTATCAAGCTTTATCAAACAAATCATCTGAAGGACAACCTGTACAATATTTTGTACAAAGATTTATTGACAAAGTCACAATCACTTTATATTTGACGCCCGGTTCTTCTGAAGCCGGAAATACTATTAACTATTATTATGTCAAAAGGATTGATGATGTTGGAGCTTATACTAATGCAGCTGATGTTCCATATAGATTTGTACCCTGCATGTGCGCAGGCTTGGCCTACTATTTGTCACTCAAAAAAGCTCCACAACGAATTCAAGAATTAAAATTATTATACGAAGATGAATTACAAAGAGCATTAGCTGAAGATGGATCTTCATCTAGTTCTTTCATAACACCAAAAACTTATTATCCGAATGTATAAATATGGCAGGAATTGAAGATATCATAGAAATATTTAGAGGTGAAAATATAGAGCCTATTAAAACTTTAACAAAAAGCAGAGCCTCTGATTATATGTTAAAAAATAAAACATTGGGAGCTCCAACAATAGGTAAATATGCAACTACTGATTTAGAATATGCAAAAAATTATGGGAGTAAATTTCCAAATGTTATAAAAAGTGCAAAAATTTCTTCTTCTGAATTAGATGAAGGAATGAAAAGATTTAATAAACTTTTTGGAGGTAATACATCAAAAGCGTATGAAAGTGCTTTAAATAAAAAATTAGGGCTTCAAGTAGTTTCTGATGAAGTAAAAGATAAATTAAAAATAGATGCATTAAGAACTTTACAGTCAAATGTTGGCTCTTTATCTAAATTAGCTATGAAAGGTTTAAGTTATGCAGCAGGACTACCTGCTCAAACTTTTTTATCATTGATTGGTACTAGTGATTTAAATAGTGACGAAGTAAATATGAAATTAGAAGATTTTGCAAAATTAAGAGAAATGGAAAGTAATGTAGATAAAGCATTACCTTCAGAAACGAGGGATATGTAATGTCTAATTTATCTAAAGGAAAATATGCAAAAGCCATATCAGATAGATCAGGATTAGAGTTTCCTTATTCTGAAATGGTAACTGAATGGAATGGAGCCTTTGTCCATGTTTCAGAGTTCGAGCCTAAGCATCCACAGTTAGAGCCAAGACGATTCACGGCCGACGGACAAGGATTACCCAAAGCCAGACCTGCAAGAGTCGAACCTGCAGTATTGATTTTATTACAAACCAATCCTTTTGAAACGATTAAATATTCAGGAAATACTTATGTGAATGTTTATTCACCTAATCATGGAAGATCAACATCTGATGTAGTTAGATTTAGAGGTGCAACCAGTCCAACTGGATACAGAGATGTTCCAACATTTGACAATGTATCTGATATTTCAAATGCATCTGGGTTTTCAATTACAGTTGGCAAAATAGATTCTAGTGGTAATATAACGAATACAAGTAATTATTTTTATTTCCAAAGTGTAAGTACAGCCACTAATGGAAATGTAAATGGAGGAGGAGATGGTTGCTCGGCTGGTCCAGTAACTTTACAAGCATAATGACATACGCAGAATTAGTACAAAAAATTAGAGATTATTGTGAAGTAGATTCAAATGTATTTACATCCACTATTATTGATGGGTTTATTTCTGATGCAGAATTTAAAATTTTAAGAGATATTGATTCTGATAATAATAGACGATATGCACAAGCCGACATTGTAGCAGGTCAAAGATATGTAAATACTCCATTAATTAACGATGAAACTTTAATTATTCGATCAGCTCAAATTACTAATTCTACAGGTGGAGCAGATAATTCAAATAGATCTTTTATAGAATATAGAGATACAAGTTTTATATCTGAATATAATGCTGAAGGATCTCAAGGATTACCTAAATACTACTCATATTGGGATGAAAACACAATTGTATTAGCCCCAACTCCAGATCAAAATTATAACATGCAGATAAATTATATCTTGAAACCTGCTCAATTATCAGCTAGTAATACTGAAACATACTTAAGTAAACAATTTCCGAATGGTTTATTGTATGCATGCTTAGTTGAAGCTTATGGATTTTTAAAAGGTCCTGTGGACATGATTCAGTTTTATGAGAAAAAATATTCTGAAGCAGCACAAGGTTTCTCTATTGAGCAAATGGGTAGAAGAAGACGAGATGAATATCAAGATGGTAGTCCTCGTATTCGTCAACAAAAATAAATTAAGGAGTTAAGACATGGCAATAACACAAGCGGTTGCAAACAGTTTTAAAAAAGAACTATTAGAAGGGAAACATGATTTTCAATTTTCTGGTGGTGATAATTTTAAACTTGCTTTGTATGTCTCTACTGCAACATTAAATTCATCAACTACAGCATACACTGCATCTGGCGAAGTCGGAGATAGTGGACAATATACTGCAGGTGGTGGAGCACTCGTAAAACCAAATCCAAGTACTTCAGTTGCATCAGGTGTTGCAATTGTGGACTTTGCGGACTTGTCTTTTACTGGTGTAACGATTACAGCTAGAGGTGCATTAATTTATAACACTTCAACTTCCAATGCGGCAGTTGCAGTATTAGATTTTGGTGCCGACAAAACAGCAACTTCAGGAACATTTACAATTCAGTTTCCTAACTTTACAACTTCAGCAGCTATTCTAAGAATCGGCAACGCGTAATAGGAGGAAGTTCCTATTATGGCCAATGCTTGGGGCGAATTAAGTTGGAGTACAGGTTCATGGGGAGAGCAGAATGATATTTCTGTATCCTTAACTGGACAACAGGTAAGTTGTGCTCAAAATAATGTTGGAGTCTCAGCAGAAATAAATGAAGGTTGGGGAAGATTAACCTGGGGAGAAAACGCTTGGGGTATTGGTGGCGATGTATTAATTACTGGTATTGGTGTTAGTGCAGGTATCGGTACAGGTTCAGTTACTATTGATGTTGAACCAGAATTAACAGGTGAACAATTAAATTTAAATACAGGAACAGTTACAGCTTTTGGTTTAGCAGAAGTATTTCCAACAGGAGAACAATTAAATTTATCTACAGGAACAGTTGATCCTGCTCCAGACGTTATGTTAACCGGTATCGGTTTAACGAGTGCAACAGGAACATTAGAAGGATTTAACGAAGAAGGTTGGGGAAGAACTCAATGGGGCGAAGAAGTTTGGGGAGCTTCTGGTTTTTGGGCATTTGCAGAAACTACAGGAATAGGTTTAACAGCTAATCTTGGAACAGTAGTTGCTGATCCAGTTACAATTGCATCTCCAACAGGAATAGAATTAACAGCAGCTGAAGGAATAGTAGATCCTAGTCCAGATGCTACAGTTGTTGGTATAGGTTTAACTGCAGGTGTTGCTTTAGGATCAGTAGTTGAAGCAGATGCTAATGTAACAATAACTGGAATTGGTTTAGAAATAGCTCAAGGTCAGGCAGAACTAGATGCAGTAACTATTGCAGAACCTACTGGACAACAATTAAATACTAGTTTAAATAGTGCAATAGCAGGTGCTTCGGCAGAGGTGCCTTTAACAGGAAATGCATTGACAGTAGGCTTAAGATCAATTAATGTACAATCTTGGCAAATTGTCGACACCGGAACTAGTGTTAATTGGAATGATATTGACACAGCCGCTTAAATTTAATAAATTAACAATATAAGGAATTAAAAAATATGCCATCAAGTTATTCAACAGACCTTAAACTAGAGTTAATGGTTACCGGTGAAAAAGCTGGTCTTTGGGGTGATATTACAAATACAAATTTAACAATTGTTCAGCAAGCCATTGCTGGTTATGAATCAGTCGCAGTTACGAATGCAACAACAGGAACAACTTTTGCATTTACTAATGGTGCTGTATCAAATGGTAAAAACCAAGTTGTAGATTTAACTGGAACCATTACAACTTCAGTTGATTTTGTTGTTCCAGATTCAATTGAAAAAACTTACATTGTAAAAAATTCAACATCAGGTGCTCATACAGTAGGATTTAAAACAGCATCAGGAACAGGTGCAACTTTTGGTACAGCAGACAAAGGTACTAAAATTGTATACTCAGACGGAACTAATATCACTGACGTATTTGCTAATCAAAATCAAATTGGATTGTTTACAATTCCAGCGGCTGATGGTACTAGTGGTCAGCTTTTAAGTACAGATGGTTCAGGTAACCTAAGCTTTACTGATCCATTTTCAACAGGAAAAGCTATTGCAATGGCAATAGTTTTCGGGTAAAAGGAGATAATTATGGCAAACCCAAATATAGTAAATGTAACTTCAATTTTAGGTAAAACAGATACCTTTGCATTGACTACAACATTAACTGCATTAGTAACTTGCGCAACTGACAAAGTTTACAAAGTAAACACTGTCATGATTGCGAACATTGATGGTTCAAATGCAGCAGATGTAACACTAAAAGTTAATAATGGTTCTGGTGATAGAGCTATTGCTAGCACAATTTCTGTTCCAGCAGATGCTACATTAGTTTCTGTTGATAAAAATAGTACTTTCTATTTAGAACAAGGTTATGTGTTAAAAGGTCAAGCGAGTGCAAATGGAGATCTTGAGTGCCTAGTTTCATACGAAATACTAGATGACGCATAGGAGTTCATGTAGATGGCTCACTTTGCAAAACTAAATAGTAACAACGAAGTAGAAAAAATTACTCGTATTAGTAATGATTTAGTTACACCTTACGGAACAGTCGG